GCTTTACGTTTCATCTTCATACCGCATTCTCCTTGCGTGTTGATATTCTAAGTGACCCGCGCTTGTCTCTGCGTATAGTTAACAAGTCGCAGTACACTTCCCGTTCGTTATCTCCCACCATTTGCTTGAGACTTTTCTTGGCTGACTCAAACGATTTGGCATAGGCTTCGTTGCCAATGTAGTCGTGAGCTATAGATGTAAAGTGATTGTCGCCATTGGCATCACGCTTAATCATATCATCTACAGGTATGCTATCTATCTTCATAGTTGCTGGCTGATCGTAGCCAAGCGGCTCTGTGTTTGTATCTACATGCGACCAGAACTGTTTGATCGCAGTCATCATCAGGTTAAAGTATGACTCACTCCATGCAACGTGCGAACACTCCCACTTGTTGTTGCCAAAGAAGGCAGAAAGGAAGCATCCGTCTTTGCCAGCCAGCTTCATGTAGCACTGTAACTGTGGCATGTAGTATTCAATCAGACCGTCCATAGTGTTGTATGAATTAGTATGCTTGCACTCAACAATAGAGCCACGACACATGCCATCAATCGTACCCTTCATAGGTACGCCATCAACATTGCGTTCGTATTCATACTGCTGGTTGTGCACTAGGTAATCATTCATGTCACGCTTGGGCATGCTCTCCTCAAACCACTGCATGTTGAATGACTCAGTGTAACTACCCATGCGTACCGCAAGGTTGTCATTAAGATCAGGGCTAGTTATCTTGCCTGTCTTGATCTGCCATAGATCATACCAATCTCCCTGCATAATTTTTACACAGTCAGACCCACCTATAAATCCCGTCCGCTTCATAACATTCTCCATTGTTATCAATACTATTTGTACTGCATATGTGCAGCAACATCAACAGCTATCTTAAATAATTCCTCAAGCACTAGCACCATCTCGCTGCGCCATTGGAATATACTTGGCTCTTGCTTTCTGCCACCGTCCCTTTCTAGCTGCATTTCTATCAGGCGATTCAGTCTCTCCATTCGCCTCTCCAATACGCCAATCCTCTCTAAACGCGCTGTGCTTAGAGGTAAGCTCTTCAATCGTTGCATCGGCGGTCTTGTCACCTTGCTCCTCCCTTAGTCTAGTTTCGTAGGTAAACCTGTATTCATCTAGCTCATCGTCTGTAACTGTAGTGGTGTGAACCAAGCCGTGTGATAGCCGACCATATAAGTAATCAACTGGTACATAATCTTTAGCTTTGATTCTTTTTTCTATGGCAGTGAATGGATTGAAGTCCCACTCGCTCTTGCTTTCTGTAGCTATAGCACGATTGGTCTCGTCAGCAGCAGACTTGGCAGCAGTGACAAACACTTTGACAGACGGCCAGTTACGCGCTCCATGAATGGCGCGTACCTGTCTGTCTGTTCTCTCTAAGAATAAATCAATCAAGCCATCGTTGACATGATTAGGCATAGCGCCATTGATGTCTTGCACAATGAACTTCATCTCTTGCAATAGAGTTTCGTTGGTCATGCCCTGCGGTGGTGTGTACCGCTTGAGTACAGCTTGCAGCCATTTGCCTACAGCCTGTGTTCTATAGTTATAATCAAGTTGTGCCATTGCGTTTGTCCTCCAAGCTAAACACATTATCATCCCACTGTGCATTGAGTATGTCATCAAGGCGGGAATCATTGTTGCTATCAAAGTGGGATAGATCATCCTCCCATCGCTCTGCGTTGAGCCATGTAGTAGGGTGAGGAATAAAGCGTATGTCTGTGTTGATGCTAACCAACTGAAATTTTTGCGCAGCTTCTATGATTACTTCCGCATCCTCTATCTCACATGCTTTGATGAATGCTATGCGAGCTACACCTTTGCCCATCCTTCTTGGGTATGACTGCCAGAATAATTTAAACTCTTCTGAGTCTGGAATCCTTGGCTTTCTTGCCATGCTATTCTCCTTGTATAATTTTCTCAAACTCTTCGCCTGACATTATGACTAAGGTCTGAGGCTTACCCGTTCTTCGTTTATAAAAGGCTATGTCTCTGCCTTCTAAGACAGTGAATGGACTAGGGAAGTTAGACTTATCTCTGTACTTAACTTCACCTACCAGCCATCGCTGTCCGTCCAGTGTGAGGTGGATGTCTCCACTCCATTCTCCACCGAGCGCACCACTGAGAGGGACTCGCTTGCACTCAACGCCGATTGACTTGAGCCATTCAACGAACCATTTCTCATGGTAAGTCCCTTTGTTTTTATTTTTGTTTGCCATCTATCCTCCTCATAGCAAGACATGCACAGAAACCAATGCGTTTTAGGATACTTCCCCGACAGTATAGCTACATAGTACCTACACTCTTGATCGCAGTGATCGCAGTAAGCTGACTTACCTTTGTTTGATTTGTAACTCACAGTCTAAGGCTTCCACCCAGCAAGCAAACATAAAGCCACTTGGCTTGCGCTTGCCTCGCTCCCACTTGTGAACTAATCCGTCTGAACATCCTATCTTAAAGTCTAAATCATTTTGAGATAGCTTTAAGTCTTTTCGCCTACTAATAAGCTGACTTATTATGTAGTCATAAGAGTTCATTTCGGTGGTGTTAGCTTCCGCTTATCACGATTAGGATGTGCACCCATCAAAAGTTCTAGCAATCTCCATACTTTCTTGGCTGTCTCATACCTTAGTTCAGAACCATTGACTGTCCTGTAGTATGTTGACGTAGGTACACCAGCTTTGATGAAGGCTTTAACCAAGGGAACATCAGCTTCCTTGGCTTTTTTGCAGAGCAAATCATAATAACTATTCATGCTCTCGTATTACTGCGCCTATGCAGCCTTGGTCAAGTGCTCCTTAATTGTTTCGTTAGCTTTTTCTGTTAAAGAATACTGCATCATCCTGCCTGTATTAGAATGAAACAATAATTCACCACGTTTAAAGTAAGCTGGTTGCATTAGCTTGAGCTTGTCTGCTGTTGATGTTCTGTTTGTCTTTGATACCTCAGATAAAGACTTAGATGTTATCATTTGTCTGCGTACCTCAAGTATCTTTGCAGCTAACAGTAACTTCATGCGGTGCTTGGTAATTGTATCTGCCATTCCGTATCTTTCGTATGAATTTAACGCCATGATCTATAGCGTATCTTCTAATGGTTGCTTGTTTAGTATTTAAGATACGAGCCGCTACATCCACAGTGTAATGATTACACAATGATTGCAGCAACTCTATCTTCTCTCGCTTATGCCTTGCTTTAATCTCAGGCCAAGTCTCAAGGTAATCAGCCATCGCCGCCGCATTCCTCACAAATCTCATAGCGTACATCTATGTACCCACCATTAATGAAGTCACGGATAGGTATTTCTTTTTCAATCAAGCCTTCACCATAGCATGTGCCACAGTAGCTAGGCTTCTTGTCTGATTCAGTAGGGGATGTCATCATCTATCTCCACTAAAGGCTGCCGTTCTTCCCAAGCCTTGGTTGCACGTTGAATAAATTTATCTCTGTTGAAGCGAGGATTGGTTTGTTCCAACTCATCAGCAAAGACATGAAGGTGAGACGGCCAGCTAACTGACCGCCCCAACATATCAGCTACAAACTCAAGCTGCTGTTTGTGTAGTATCATCGTCATCATAATGATGTGAAACACTGGTATCAATTACGGGGCAAATGCTTGTGTAGTCTGGCCCATACAAACCAACAGTATGCTCAGTCATAGTGCCATCATAATCTTTAGTAGTAACGACAAGATTGCGAGAGCTAAAGTTATTGAATAGCTTGGTAACTTTAAGCTCAACCTTAGTTACGTTGTGAATACTTAATGAATACATGCGTGTTCTCCTTACGCTAGTTCTAGCCATGACTTGTGCTTCATAGCCTTGATGATGGCTGCTTCACGGATACGCTTCGCATTCTCTGGCGACTTGGCTTCGTCCGTGTGTGTAGCCCATGATGTTAGACAGTTATACAAAGCCCACTTGGTATTACCTAACTGCGCTCGCTCATTATCAAAGCCACCCAGTAGATTCTGTAGCTGTCTGTCATTAAACTTATCATGACTTGCCTTGTGTTGTACGTTACATACAGTCTTTTTAAAGAAGGACTCTGCTTGATCGGTAGTGACAGGTGTACTTCTGTATGCCTCCCATACTCCCTTACTATTAAGGAACATTTCAAGACCATCGCTAATCTTTTGCGCTGAACTATTTACACTTACGTTAGTAGTATGCTTGGCCCATGTCTTAGCTACAGTGTCAGCAGTAGTGCAGCCATTGAGACACCACAATCTCAAGCCTTCAGCTGACTGTTGGAATGCCCAGCTACCATCATAGCTGTTGTATGCTTGGACACGATACTGAATGTAATCATTTACCTCTGGGTCTTTCAGCATAATGTCGTTGAATAATACCTCAAGCCTCATCTTGGCACCGTTGTCTGCAACGTGTGTCTTAACGCTGTAGTCTGTGCTAATGTTAGCTTCTTTGATTGAGTCCATGATTGAGTTGACGGCATCACTGTGCGTGATTGGTTTGTACTTAGACTTGTGAATACCAAGCGATTCACCTGTGTCAATGCGTACTAGGTTACGCATCTTAGGTATTTTATTGCCACGCACATCTAAGCATGGCTCCATGTCTACGCCAAAGTCCCAGTCTGTAGTGTTCATAGTATCTAGCATTTGATTCTCCATTTGATTGAGCGTGAGTGTCTGTGAGACACCCACTTTAGTATGTTAAACTGAATGAACTTTTATTTGTAATTCGCTATTGATTACATCGCGAATCATAGTATCAACTTCATTACGTTGCTCTGATGTTAGAACTGTATCATCAGTGTGCACATTAGAGAGTTGTTCTTTAAGCTCTTCGGCAATCATATTCTTAACCGCTTGAGTCAGTAGTTTAATTAAATCATCACTCATTTTAATCTCCATTTGATTGAATTTGATTTTGTTTCAGCCAGCAAAGCCAGCTCCGTATAGCACCGCGATAGTGCCAACAACCAGCACGACGAGCGCGATGCCGCTGATCACTGCGTCCAACAGGTGTCTGTTGTTCATGTGATTTCCTCTTGGTTAGCTATAAAGGGCGACCGAAGCCGCCCTGTGGTGCGGTGGCTTATGCCACCC